CACCTTCGCATTGCCGTACACCTTCGCATTGCCGGACACCTTCGCATTGCCGTACACCCATGCATTGCCGGACACCTGCGCATTGCCGTACACCTTCGCATTGCCGTACACCCATGCATCGCCGGACTGTTCTACATTACTCTCGCTCTCAACCCAGCCACCCAAATCACCAGTTTGAACATTACCAAACGAAATCATGGCGCGAATGCGGAACAGTTTTCTACCGAAAAACTCTTTGGAAATTTCAGCAACAAGTTCGAACTTTTTCATTTGGACACCTCACCGGCGCGGAGTTGGGCAGCAAAATCTTCTGCGCCAATTGCAATCAAATTACATGGAGATGCATCATTGCCATTTGCACGAAGGTGAATAACCAATTTCTCCACACCCTGCGCCATCATCTCCCTGATAGCGGCATCGGTAGCTGAAAAATCCAGCTGATCAGCGCAGGGGATTAACTCGCCGTAAACGCTTTCCATCGCCTGATCCCAACCATGACGCATCGCCTCGTAGCGGTCAGTGATGTTTCGGTCTTCCAGTCCGCACCCCATGCCTTCGTAGTGATACTGAGGTTCGTTATCGAGGTCAGTTACTGAATCGATAATCTGGCGCATCATTGCCCCTTCAGCTGCCAGCGCGTTCACCTGCTGCTGCAGGGCGTTACGTTCAACGTAAACTTTCATCGCTGCGTCTGCATCTTCACGAAAGTTCAGATCGATAATTCCCTGGCTTTCTCCTGACTCATTCCTTTCATAGAGGGTGTAAAAGTTCGCGGAGTCGCCATCACAGATTTCACAGTGGCCTTTAGCGTCGGTTTTGACGCCCGATACGTAGTATTTTTCCATCATATTGTTCCGTTATGTGTTGAGGTCATGGCTATTCAGCCCTTCATAAACACCACCCCATGATTCTGATAAGTGGATGCGTGGCAGTTCGGGATAACTGGCTGCATCTCTGGCGTAGCGGCTGGTTTGCAGCTCTGCTTTACGCTGCTCAGGCGTTTTAGAAATGATGCGCGGGTGACTCCTTCCTTCTTTTGCTGCAAGCCATGCCTCACCAACTTCGGCGACAATGGCGGCGGATGGGCATGACGATGCCGCCCCGGTATGAGGTTTTGATGTAGGCATGGTGGTTTCCTGCGAGAGGGTTATGCTGGTTGCTCTAATTCAGCTTTTCTGTCGAGATACACTGACTGAGCCTTACCATGCTGCTCTGTGCCAGCGAGGCTTTTATCAGCTGATTTCCACGCCCTCTCAAGTTCGACAATAGAGGACTTCAGTGCGTACTCAGTGAAAGCCGTGAGAATCTGCTGTGGCGTTCTGGCGGGAGGGGGGTGATTATTTGCCGCCTGTCTATTCTGCTGGTATGACTGCTGCCTTGCTGAATTCTGCTGATTTTTATGCTCGTCAGTATCAGCATCCCTGGAATCATCAATGCCAAACAATCCGTTAAGGCAGTATTTACGCGCATATGAGCTGGTAGCGCCCGTTACCTGAGCTGCATCCATTCCTTTTTTTGACTCTTCCTCGCGCGCCATTGCTGATGCGGTGATTGTGGTCTCACCGTCTGTAATGGTGGCTGTGGCCCGCACGTAATACCGGTCGCCTATTGGTACAATCTCGTCAGAAATTGAGAGAAACAGGCCATTTAGCAGTGGCTTCACGCCTTCCAGGATATCCTCACAACTCCTGTACTTGTATTTACCAAATGAGTTGTACTGATTTTTTGGTGCGTTCAGTGTTCGTTGGATTTCTGCAAGCCTCGCATAGAATTCCTTGCTCATCAATCACCTCAGAATGGAGCGGGGCCAAGAAAATGGCGAGAGTTTATTTTTTCAAGATAGGCTGCTTTTAATGCCAGTCTTTTATCTTCATGGCGACCTGCTCGGCGATAAGCCAAAGCTGTGCATATGTATGCCTTTCGCCATATGTGACTTACTTCTATAGTTGCTGCCAGTGAGTTAAATTTCATTATTTTAACCTCGCGCTAATCCATGCTTCAGCCATTTCCTTATATCCGGCATTTGTATTTGGGAATGCGCAGATATTACCCTTGATGGCAATAATCAGGTGGAATCCATCGATGGTGAATATCATTACGGCCTCCCTTTCTGCTTCAGTGTGTCTAATAATTTGCGACAGCCGGAACGCAGGCGCTTAGTAATAATGTCGAGTAATGATTCAGAGCGGCCAGCAACAGGCCACCCTGCAACGGCATACTGTTGCATGGCTATTCCTTTTATTTTTCAGATGAAAACTCGCCATGATATATGGCGGCTGCGTTCTTATATGCTTGATGTGCTTCTATTGCGGTTCGGTGATAACCAAGAGATACCCTCTTGCGGCTCACCATTATTTGGGCAAGAAATTTCCCTTCTCGGGTTGAGAAATAAACCCCTTTAAAGCCAGAAGAATTATTTCTACCTAACCCTGTGTTATGTTGATTTTGGCTTTTATTCGCCAGCCTTAAATTACAAAGCCGGTTGTCTGATCGGATTCGATTTATGTGGTCAATATCTTCGGTAGGCCACTCTCCATACACATAAAACCAAGCCAAACGGTGTGCTCTATAAGGTTTCTTTTGGATGGTGATCACTACGTATCCAGTTTTGTGATGAGTCCCCGCCACTGAGTTCCTTATTTTGGTTCCGCTTTTCTTATTCCAAGTGAATCTTCCTGTTTCGGGTGAATAAGAAAGTACTGACTGCAACTCAGAATGAGATAGTTGCATGGCGTTTCCTTGATTTAATTGAACAGGTCAGTGGATGATGGGCAACATCGTAATGCCGCCTGTCACGGCATTGGGTTGCTACTCTTAATTAATCTTCTGGGCGTGGATTCATCTTCTCTCCTTACAGGGTTATTTTCGGTCTTGTGATTTCTGCATGTCTTTTACTCGGTATCTTCTTACCTCCGTTTCATCAACGCCACAGCAAATACAAAGACAAACCTCTTCCATCTGTTCGTGAATCACATTGGTGGCAGGTATTTTTACAGGCACATCCACCCATGAATTTGACCTCAGGCGTCCAATTACTTTGTGAAAGAACATCTCATTAGGAGCGTAATATCATTTTTGCTCTGTCAGAGCGTAATCCCCGAAATCAAAGCTCATTTCCCCTCCTGATATTAAGGCGTAAAAAAGCCGCTTATGCGGCCTGTTATCTAAAATATCGCTACAATTCGATGGTTTTTGCTTCCGTCAAGATGTTTACCATCCGCAGCTGCGGACATGGTTTTAATATTATTAGCACCAATTTGGGTCATAATATTTCTTATTTTATATTCGTATTTCTTGTGGGTATCTATATGAATGAAAGCGCCAATGCAGCATACCGATTCAACCCGCACTCCTGCTTTTTCAAGCAGACTTTTCAATTTTTCATTTCTGTTCATATCAGATAATCCCTCTTGGAGGTGAAGATTTTCCGCACGTCTTCTGCTTTGCGTTAATCGTCCGGCCTGCTTCGTTAAGTACCTTCCGGTATTTCGGGTTCTCACGACACTCAACATATTTAGCGGCGGCTGCCAGAATCTGTTTGTGATATTCCGTTGATGTATCAACTGCCTTGCTTACACGGTCAATCGGCTTACGATTACAGCTCAACACAACGCGACCTGCGGTAGGGCGGTGCATCACCTCTGAACTTTTAGCCTGCTCACTCTGCAAATCAGCACGACGCTCACGGCGACGGCCTGATGCTGAACCTGCAAATACCGTTCTTCGTGTCATAGATACCTCCTGAATGATTTTTCGGGTGCTGTGCCGCGTTGCTGATCTTCGCGGTTGCGCTTTCTCACGCTGCATTTCACAGCACTCAAAAAATCACGTTTGGGTACTATCTGGCTTTTCAGCCACGTAGGTGATCCATCACCGTTGTGTAAAGAGCAAATCAGCTGACTGTGTAGCGGTGTGTCGTGCTGATGGGTTTATATTGTACCATTAGTACGAGTTAAGCAAGTACCTTTGGTACGAATTTGTTGTGTTTATATTCGTACTTATTGTTTCTTTATGATTTGAAAGGTGATTTATTTTTGTAAATGCCATCCATGCTGTGTCGTGATAGGCTTTTATGGTCAAAATATGAGCAGTGAGTATGTATGGATATGGAAGAAGCGCGCGAAGCCGTGGCGAGGGTTATCGGTGAAGCGGTTATTCAGCTGCTGGCAGAGGGACGGGCGCTAACTAAAGAGGTGATAGCTGAGATGGTGTCAATGCTGGCAGGCGATGAACCTGATTTAGCGGTTGAGTTTGCGCTGGGTATGCTCAGGTGACAGGCACAAAAAACCCGACGCGGGGGCCGGGCTATCACTTAGTTTCTTGTATAAAGCGTATCTGCAAAGATCTAAGCAATTCATTAGTCTTAATAAAATTCACTCCGAATTTATCGCATATATCAGGAATTTTAGGCTTAGAGCTACCAGCACCAGCTCTTACCTCATGCGTCACGACAGTGGCGGATAACGTTTTTGCTTTTGCAACTAACCAAGGATCAGCAACGCTGAGGAATGAAGGAACATTTTGATTGTTTTTCTTCCGGGACTCATATTCCGTTTGTACGTAGTTAGCAATTAAAGCGAAATTTTTTTGAGTATCTACATCATCAACACTTCCAAAAAAATGCTTACGTACACTAATCCATTCATAAATCGCATCTTCTTTATGTGCAACTTCATCGTATACATGTCTGATACTGATCAACTCACCAGTTATAAACCGCTCAGAAAGAAAATCCCAAAATCCCGGACAGATGCCCAGGCAGTAGTATGTATTTTGCGCTTCAATGAAAATATTTGAGTCTATGATATAATTCAAAGTCCCAATTCCTTCTGAGCAAATTCGTTTAGTTTGCTTGGTCTTATTCCGGTTAGTCTTTGGGCATCTCTTAAAAGCAGTCTTCCCTCAAGAGCTTGCGTAACAACAGCTCTTGCAAAAGTTTCACTTACCCGAGCTTTCTGTGTTCTCGGGTAGACACCTCGGCCGCCTTGAGGCTTATCGTTGATTCTAGAAACATAAGAAACATATTCACTTTCTTTTATAAAACCTAGAGTTAGAGCTCTGCGGGCGATTACCCACCTGCTGACCCTGAAGAAATTTGCCAAAGAATAAATGTTATCTTCCCAAATTTCATCATCAATCCATTTTATTCTTATGATATTTTCAGGGACTAAATATTCAGCAGCTACAGCATTGCAAAGCTCTTCCTCACGATTCTTTGAATTATGATTAAGATCTACTATGGCAGATTCACCAATCATAAGATGAGCAAGCTCATGAATTAGCGTGAATAATTGAGCAGATTTTGCATCATTATTATTAATGAAGATAACTGGAGCTCTATCATCTGCAACACAAAAACCACGAAAATCATCGACACTGATGGGGCGGTGGGTATTGTTTTTAACAACTCCATTTTTCATTACTAAAATGCCATTTTTCTCGACTTCTTTAATAAGTTTTGAAAGAAACTCTTCCCACTTTCCGCTTTTTGGTGGTATGTCGACGTCAAGCCTACTTCTCAACTCATTAACAAGAATGTTAAAAGAGGTATTTTTATTGTACTTCCCTATCAAATCAACTTCATCAAGACCAGACTCCACGGAGTATTCTTTGTACCATTCAATCTTGAGCATCACATCATTTAGCGTGTCCCTGAGCTCTAGAGATACATCGATCTCTCGACTTCCGACAGTTCGGCGATCAGGAATTGGAAGCGTCTCTTCAAGAGGTTTATCTAAGTATAGGCAGCCGAAGGGAACGTGAGTAATGTCTGCAAATCTTTGAGCTTCAGCAAAAGAAATAGGATGAGAATCGGCCTCCCAATTTTCTATGAGATCTGGTTTCTTCTTCATCTTTAATGCAACATAGTTTATTGAAAGGTTTGCTCTCTCTCTAGCCCACGTTAGCATTTTCCTGTTTATAAAAGCCTGAGGCATGAATCACCAGAGTTAAAAAAAGCCTATTGTCTCACCTTCATTGTTGTGCATCACTGATCTGCCGTCAACGAGTTTGTTCATGCTGAAAACATCTCTGCGACCTCTCTCACCCGAACGTCTCATCCGGCAGCTGTGTCCTTAGATGCCGGCACCATCCACGCGAGTAACGTCATCGTGATCAATGTAGCGAGTATGCTTCACTATAGCTGAAACAAAGTGCATCTTTTCTATCTGATTAATTTCAAGCGTTATTGGACGGTGATCACTATTTACGCTGGAGAACTTATAATCACCATCCCGGGTCTTGGACATGATTTTAATCATGTTATGCCCATCCATTGTCCTGACGAATACCTCATCGCCAGCATGCACGCCAGTGTTAGGCTCAATCACCACATACTCGCCTGACTGGATGCGGGGCCACATACTGTCACCCTTGACCTTGAGTCCGTATGCGTCCTTATCTCCGCTGTAAATTCGCAACCATCCAGCACGAAACTCGATCATATCCACTGAACCATCAACCCCCAAGACAGCTTCGCCAATGACGGGAACATAACCATCTTTAATAGATCCAGCGAATTCTAATTTCTCGCTTTCTTTACCGTGTTGAAGCCATATCACGTCGACATCAAGGAAGTTAGCGATCTCGTTCATCTTATCCTGACGGGGAACCGACTCCGCATTTAGCCACTTGCTGACAGCCTTTGAGGTAACAGAAAGCGCTCTTGCAAGTGCCATTCCGCGACCATGCTCATCCAACCCAGCCATATTGCAGGCCTGCGCAAGCCTAGCTGAGAACTCTTCGCGCAATTTATCTCTCTGTACCATGAGTACGATAGTAAGCCACTTGCAAAAACTTTCAGTTCAATCATAATGCGTACTGAAAGTACGAAAGGAGAGCCCATGGAAAACTTAGATGAGCCGATAAAGAGTATCGGTATTCCCGAAGTAGCTAAGGCTTGTGGAGTCAGTGAAAGGGCCGTCTATAAATGGCTTAAAAACGGATTTCTCCCCAAGACCGAGTTTTTCGGAAAAACGCAATACGCATCAAAAATTCAGGAAATCTCACAAGGCAAATACCTTGCCTGTGAACTTCTTGATTTAAGTAAAAAAAACTTACTCGCAGCATAAGCACTACCGCTCTTTACACAACGGACACGAAGTCCCACGTCGCTGAAAAGCGAAAACCAAAAAAACTCAAACCAACAGTGGCATTAGCTACGGCTTTGTCACGTCACAACTAATCAACAGGAAGAATTATCACAGATGGAAATTGCAAAATACCGCAAAAAAGCGTCTCGCATTGAGTCGCAGTTGTTGGGGAAGCTGGCCGTTATGGGGCAGACGAAGTTCGCGAAGCTTATGGGCTTAACGGATACGAAAGTAAGCAGGATGAAAGACGGGTTCTTTCAGCAGGCTGCGATGGCTATTGCCATCCTGGAGTACGGGGTGGACGACACTGAAGTGTTTGAAATAGCCAAACGAATACTCGCCGCAATCCCGCAGATACAAAAGCAAAAAGCCCCGGCTGCACGAACAGCTGAGGCTTCTCAGATATCAATGTCTTTCTAACAATGTCTGGAGATAAGTATGCCAGGAATTATCACTACGGGCAACACTACCCTTATTGGTACTGATGAGCTTCTCGTAATCGTCAATCAGTCAAGGGCAGAACATGGCGAAAGCGCTGTGCGGAATAACGATTTCATCGTACGGGTTAAAGATGAGCTGGAAGGTGAGGACTACGAAACTTTCGTAGTTCAAAATCCGAACGGAACTAAATCAGAACAGCTTCGAATTTCCAACGACCAGGCGGTTTTGGTTGGTATGAGGGAATCAAAAGCAGTTCGCCGTACGGTACTGGCGAAACTGAAAGCAAAGCAACCATTGCCTTTGCCTCAGACGCTTCCAGAAGCACTACGACTGGCAGCCGACCTGGCTGAGGAAAAGCAGGTTCTCGAAAACCAGCTCGCTATCGCAGCTCCGAAGGCTCAGTTTGTCGACAGCTACGTGAGCGCAAGCGGATCACTTGGTTTCCGAGAAACCTGCAAGCTGCTTCACATTAAAGAGAACGCTTTTCGCCAGTTTCTCCTGGATAGCCAGATCATGTACGTGCTGGCCGGAAAGATTACTCCTTACTCACAACATATCGACGCCGGGCGGTTCACCGTTAAAACCGGTGAGAACCAGCTCAACGGACACGCGTTCACTCAGGTTAAATTCACGCCGAAAGGCATCCAGTGGATCGCCGGTCTTTGGGCCGCTCATCAGGTACAGGTAAAAGCAGCATGAGCAAAGGATTCAGCGAAACAAAAAGAAAAATAATATTTAACAAGTTTTATGGAAGATGCGCTTATTGCGGAACCTCAGTTGAGTTCATTGATATGCATATAGACCATATCACTCCAAAAAAAGAAGGCGGCAATAACGAGCTACGAAATCTCAATCCATCCTGTGCAAAGTGTAATACAACCAAAGGTGATAGGAGCCTGGAAGACTTCAGGCTTCATTCAATGCTTGGGTCATCAAGATTTAAAGGCATCATCAATTTCAAACAGTGGCAGTCCTTAAATGATCTTGGTGTTTTTATAAACCTGCCAACGCATATATTTCATTTCGAGGATTCAGGCCATGAGCAGAGCTGCAACTGACTGGGCTTGGGGCTTAGAGCTGAAAGCACCGCAAAAAATACTTGTGCTTTCGCTCGCAGATAGAGCAGATGAGTACCACTGCTGCTACCCAAGCATTCAGCGCCTGGTTAAGGATACGGGGCTTGATAAAAAGACCATCGGAAAATGGATAAATCAGATGATAGAAGACGGGCTTATTTCAGATACTGGAGAGAGAAAAGGCCCAACAAAAAGGGTGCGCGTTTTACGTTTAAACCTTGAAAACAAATGCACCCAAAAACGGGATAATTCCAAAAACGGGAATATACCCAAAAACGGGAAATTGAATGATCCCAAATTTGGGTGTTTGAATGATCCCAAATTTGGGTCACAGAATCAGTCATTAGAACCAGTCATTGAACCTAAAGAAACACCAGTCGCTGACGCTCCCCATAACAATCAACTCGACGTTTCTCGTTACGCCTTTGAAGGCAATGTCGTGAAGCTAAACCACGCCGATTTTAAGTTGTGGGCCGATCTCTACTCAAGCATCGATCTGGTGTACGAGCTTCAGAAGCTGGATATCGAGTTCAGCCACGACAAGCCAAAAAACTGGTTTATCACTGCAAGTCAAAAAATTAGCTACCAGAACAAGCAGGCCGTGAAGCTCGGTATTAAACCCGGATCTGTGCAGCAAACCCCACACTGGAATAGCCGTGAGGGCTGGGAGGATTTCATATGAGCCTGCAACTCGTAGAAGCGATTAACAATCGTGATGGCTCCGCTATGGCTCGTATGGCTGGCGGTCGTTATGAGACAGAGAAAGTCATCAGCAGTGAAGTTGAACAGCTGGTAGACGCGCTTTTCAGGCAGCTGAAGCAAATATTCCCGGCATCAGTCAGCACAAGCCTGAGGGGCGAGGAGGCCGAGAAAACCACCAAACGCCAGTGGATAGCAGCGTTCGCCGAGAACGGCATCAAAACCAGAGAGCAGCTTTCCGCAGGTGTCCGGCATGCCAGAGCGAGTAATTCCGACTTCTGGCCGTCGCCGGGAAAGTTCATCAGCTGGTGCAAAGACAGCTCAGTAATTCTCGGCGTCACAGTCCAGGAGGTCATGCAGGAGTTTCACCGCTACAACAGAGAGAAGGGCTTGCACACTGGCGGCGCGGAACGGTTCCCCTGGTCGAAACCGGTTATGTACTGGATTGTCTGCGACACACGCCGCGCCATGTATCAGCGCCAGCTCAGTGAGGCCGAAGTCGAGAAGTACGCCGCTAAACAACTGGACGAATGGTCGAAGAAGGTTTCCTCTGGGCAGGGCATTCCTGACCCGGTTGCAAGTCTGGAAGTGAAGCGGGATGTGATGCCGATAAATGACCAGCCAACGGGTGATGATTTGAAGATGCGCTGGATGCCTGATGCCCGCGTTCTCGGATCGGTTACTCCGGCACAGTGGCTATATGCCGAATACAAACGCCGCAAAGCGGTAGGGTTGGTGTGAAATGCTAATCGCCAAAATAATTGGTACCGTCTGGATGCTGGCGTGGTTCTTATTTCTGTTCAAAATCATTGTCAAAAAAGTCAACGAGGGATTGGACCCCTTTGGAATGATATTTTCACTTGTGTTGACATGGCTATTAATCGGTCTGGCACCAGTGGTAATCGTCAAATTTGGATGGGGATTCATTCGGTGAATAAATACCTTCTGGAGTACATAGCAAATTCTCGCTTTTCCGCTGTGGTAAACATGTGCCTGGATGAGGAAGAGTTTATCCAGCAGTTCGAAAGACTATCCGGTATTCACCGTCCACCATCCCGTAAATCACCCATTGAAGTCATGGTCGATGAGGCAACTGGCTTTAACCAAAGTCAATGGCAAAAATTCTTCGAGGGGTTCATTCAGTTCGTTTACGAATTTGTATGGCTGCGATGGCCTGAAAGAGAGGGCGAGAGATGTTGGACATCTACGCAACAGAATTGCTGAACGGGCTGCTTTCCATAGCGGCCCTTGTTTTTTGGATCAGGGCGGGGAGGGAGTGATGAGACGAGTATTTTTAATCGCTGCTTTTTTACTGGCGGGTTGCGATAAAGACCCTGAGTCAGTGCAGATGGTTGGCTCAGATTTTAAGGTTGGCAAACTTTTTACTGTGGATGGCTGTAGCGTGTACAGATTTGCGGATGGCGGGCGAAATATCTATTTCACAAATTGCCCAGGCCAGACAGGCAGCAGTTATACAGCGAGGAGTGGCAAGCACCAGGCCACATATTACGACGATGTGATAACTACTAAGTGCGGGGGTGGATCATGACCAACGATGAGCTGGAGCGGCAGGCTTTTGAGTGTTGGTTTGAGCCCCGGCAGAAAGCAATGAAAGCTCAAGGGTTGGGGTTGATATCCATCAATAGGCTAAAGCAAAGGCAGTGGGAAGCGTGGAGGGCCAGTAGAGCCTCACTGGTGATTGATCTCTATGATTTTGATCAGTTCTCACCAAATGATAGTGGCGAATGGGCTATCTGGAAAACTGAAGTTGCCCGATTAATCAGAAAGGCAGGTATATCCGTTAAGGAGGATGAGTGACAGCCAAAATAATCCCTCTCAGGTCTAAAACCGTAACTATCTCAAAGCGTGATTTCAATCAGATATGTAATGCCTACATTAACGCCACTAATTGCAAACAGGCGGTACTGAGGATTGAACGCGGTAAAAACGCATTTTCCGACAGTGCGGTATGGGCTGTTGAGGATTTGCTACAGGCAATTACCCGGCAACTTAAAGAGGTAATCGATGGAGAAACAAACGTTCTTCCTCAGAAATGAGCAGGTACGACGAAACCTGATAGAAGCAATCAATAAACTTCCCCTGAATGACCACCACCCCCTCACAGTACGCATTACCGACTTTGACCGCTCACTCCTTCAGAACAGCATGTTTCATGCGCTGTGTGGCGACGTGGCCAAGCAATGCCTGTGGATGGAGAAGCCGCGAAATCTGGTGCAATGGAAAACTTTGTTCGTTTCCGGCCATGCAGTAGCGACCGGTCTTGGGGCAGAAGTTGTTGCTGGACTTGAGGGTGAGTTTTGCAACATCCGGGAATCGACCGCGAAAATGGGAATCAAGCGCATGACCAGCCTTATCGAATACTCAACGGCCTGGGCAGTCGGTAACGGTGTGCAGCTGCGTGAAGTTCTCACTAAACCTGAATGCGGCGCTGAACCTAAAGCTCGCCGGAGGAATAAGGAGTGAGTCTTCGAATCTCATAGTGGCCCGCAGCTCTGACTGCAATAAGGCCGGATAGCCTCTTATGCTGATTTACTTACTGTTCATAGGCAATAAATCGTGACCTGGCTAACCAAAATCCTCAGTCACTTCCGTCCGATCATCCCCGTTATACAGTCAGCACACTGACAATCCTGGGATTTGCAGCCAAAGAGGAAAAAGCGATGAGAGACATTCAGCAGGTTTTAGAGCGTTGGGGGGCATGGGCGGCTGATAATCAGGAGGATGTCTGCTGGCCTTCCGTAGCGGCTGGTTTCTCAGGTCTCATTCCGTCAAAGGTCAAAAGCCGTGTCCAGTGCTGCGACGATGACGGAGTGATTATTTCTAACATCATGGCAGGGCTGCTCAGTAAGCATCCCGTAGCGCACAACCTGCTGTTTGATTATTACGTGTTCGGGAAAACGTTTATGCAACTGGCGAGTGAGCATCACTGTTCTGACGGTCATATTGGCAAGAAGCTACAGAATGCCGAAGGGGTCATTGATGGTTACATCATGGCGTTAGAAATAAAACTCGAAATGGATAAATACGTCAGGCGGGAGGTGGCAACTTGATAAGTCTCTGTGACAATTATACTATTCGGACGGGTGCTTGAGGCTTTCTGGTCTCAGGCGAAAGCAGGAGTTCAGAAAGACGAAAGCCCCGATTGACGTTTAAATCAACCGAGGCCAACGCATGAATCCCACAATTCAGATGTTAGCCTCTTACCAGCCGAAAGGCAAGGAGCTAACCATGAAACAGCAAACGGCGATACTTATCGCCACTATCGTGATAGCGGCGGCAGTAGCCGTCATACTGGTAACGAGGAAAGACCTCTGTGAGGTTCGAATCCGAACCGGCCACACGGAGGTTGCTGCTTTCATGGATTACGAACCTAAGTAAGAGCGACAGGCGGGAGTAAAATCCCGCCATTCGTTGTGATGTTTATGACCTTAAGCGCCCAATCCATCTGCTGTGTTTGACAATCCCGCAAAAGCTATCGCATACTGACGTTACTGGAAATGTAACGCGGGCATCCGCACCCGATAGCTTTGCGGCTTTTTTATGCCTGCAATATGGCATAAACACATCCGAACAAAGGCCGGGTGGAGAGGCGTAATACAATACCCGCGAGGGGAATATGCCCGGAGCTACGTTACATGCTCCAGTTGACACCCGGTCACCAGCTACTAACTGGTGGTCATCACTAAAAATGTAACGGAGGTCATCATGACCGCATCAGCTATCAAGCCAGTCTCTTTCACTTTCCAAGAATCTCACGATGTACGCATTGAAATAATCAATAATGAACCATGGTTCTGTCTCAAAGATGTATGCGATATTCTTGGCATAAAAAACTCTAATGATTTACTCTCAAAACAGTTAGATAAGGTTGGTGTAGAAAAAATCTATATCAGGTCTGGCGGGCAAAATCGCCAATTATCATTCGTCAACGAACCCAACCTCTACCGCGTGATCTTCCGCAGCAACAAACCAGAAGCCAAACAATTCCAGGATTGGGTATTCAACGAAGTACTTCCAGCGATCCGCAAGACAGGACGTTATGAGAAACCAGCCCCCTCTGAACCGCTATCACCAAAAGATATGGCTAATCTTACCCGTCTGATCTGGCTGATGACTAACGGCATGAAATTTAAAGAAGCTTGGAACCATGGCGTATGGCACTGTCTGCGTGCAGCCACGGCAACACCATCACCGCAACCATTCTCAGTTAACGACCTGCCAGCGCTGGGCGAGGAATGTCGCCGCATGCTGAAAATTACGACGGCCTTCAACTCAGCAGTCTATGACTTCGAGAAAGAAGTGATCCGGACTGTGGTAAGACGCCGTGGAAACATGGAGCCGTTAATCGAGAAAATGAAATGCCAGATGCTCGAATTTCAAGAGCAGGAGAGTGAAGGACTGCTGATGCTGGATAAACTCAGCGAACACGGTGTAAAAAGTTTAATTAATCGCAATTAAACAGTTTACGTACGTAAAAAACCGAATATCATGGTAAGGGTGACAACAACGTCATGATGCTTACCGAATCGCAAGCCTCAGCCTAACCGCTGGGGCTTTTTCGTTTCTACACAACGGCAAGAGTAATTAGCGGGTGCTTTCGGGCGCTATAGAGACGTTAATTGCGCTTTTTTTTGTGTTGAATGTCGAATCACAGACTGCCCGATATGGTGAGAGGTTGAAAGACTGAGGACAGAAAGGCCGCCGCAACCCAATACTGGAACACTGGCGTAGATGGTTCGATTCCAGCGGTTTCCACCAATTTTCAAGGCTCACTTCGGTGGGCCTTTTCTTTTGCGCCTCCCGATTCACTATCAAATCCTCTTTCCTGTAGTCGGGACGGCGCTTTTTATTCACACGGCATACAGCCGGTATCGCCGGGACTGCCGGAGACGGCCCATGAATGACAGCTTAATAACCAGTATCGGCGCGATTGTTTTCGGCGCTGGCGCGGTGGCGCTTTTCTGGCGTCCACTGGTATCAGGGTTAGCAAATATCGTCACTGGTAATAAAGCCACCGGCGAAATTATTACTGGTTACAAAGACCAGGTTTCACAGCTCAAATCTGATAACGCGCTGCTCCGTGAGCAAAACGACGAGCTGCGCGCCCGCCATGACGAGAACATCATTCGAATATCTGCTCTTGAGACTGATTTGAAGGTCATCAAAAACGCACTTCGCGTGATGCTGGCAATGTCAGGAGCAAATCTCGATGAGCGCTTCCGTTCTGAAGTGAACGGGCTTATTGGCAAGCTCGGAGACGGAAAATGAAAAACACCCAGGCCTTACAGAGGCGAACTATTTACATCGGTATTCTCATGCTGATCCTGAGCATGATCTGCGTGGCGATGACAATCATGTTCGTTTACGTCAGTGAGCGTTCCAATCAACGCGTCGAAGAGATCAGGCGTGATTATCAGGACGCTGCAAACCGACGCGATAAAACGGTGGACGCACTGTCCGGCAAAGTATCAGCAATGCAGCAGAAACTAAACGTTCTGCCCGACCAGACGGCAGATAAGACCGCTGATGCGGTTAAACAGGCAGTAGCAGAGGATGATAAAAAATGAGCCAGATTATTCAGATACTAAATTTTGAGGAAGGATTTCGTTCAAATCCTTATATCGACTCTGAAGGATTCCCGACTGTGGGGATTGGATTTCTGATTGGTCCTAAAGGGGCCACTATCAGTAACTACACGTTCTCAATTTCCAGGGCGGTTTCAGACCTCTGGTTACAGGAAGTTGTGGACGATTACACGTCGAAGATGCAGGCAAATGAAGTCATCAGTGCAGCGCTGAAGCAGTGTAACCCGGCACGGGCAGATGTACTGAAGAGCATGGCTTACCAGCTGGGCGTATCTGGCCTGGCTGCATTCAAAAATACCCTTGGCCTTATCGCGGCGGGAAATTTCACGGATGCTGCAAACGCAATGCTTGACAGCCTTTGGGCAAAGCAAACGCCCGTGAGGGCCAGACGGCAGGCTGACGTAATGAGGCAGGGGACATACGACGCTTACAAGGGGCTGATATGAGCCTCTTTTTTTTCGTCCTGATTTCGCTGGCGCTGGTGATTGTTCTGTTGCTGGTACGCAAATACACATCACTGGAATTTGTGGCTCACACCCGGCTGCTGTTTCGCACCTGGTCAGTGTGGCTGGCTTCAGTCGGGGCGGCAATCGGTGCGACCGTTCAGTCATTCCCGGATACTGCGCTACACGCCTGGGCAGTCTTGCCACCGGACATTAAAGGCATCCTTCCCCCTAACATACTCAGTTTCATCAGCCCGACGCTGGTCGTTCTGGCCGTGCTGGCGCAGTACGTACGGCAACCAAAACTGAAAGACCAGCGCGACCAGCTGGAGCAACAGCCATGAGCCTGATTATGGATTGGTGGAATTACTTTCTTGCCGGGCTGGCAGTAGTGGCCGCTCTCGCCAGTGCGTATATCGGCGGAAAAAAAATCGGCACAACACAAACACAGGCGAAAGCTGATGTGAAAGCTGCTGAGGTTAAATCGGCTCAGGTGGCCGCACTCGCTGAAAAGCAGAAGCAAAACACTCAGGCGGTGAAAGATGTTCAGGCGAATAATTCTTCTCTCAGTGATAGCGATGCTCGTTCAAAGTTGCGCCAGTCACCCTTCAACAGACAATAGCCCCACTGTAATAGCTGATTCAGGCTGCACGCTGTTCGGCCCCATCTACACCTACGGCAAAGATTCTGAACTGATGGACATCCGAACCGTCAGGGAAATAAACACGCACAACGATACCTTCACCCGCGTTTGCGGAGCACCCAAATGAACATCATCAAACGAGTCTGGCTATGGCTCACCACAAAGCATGAGGACACGAAAGTGAGCGAACCCATCACTGATAACACAGCAGCCGCAGAACCGGTAACAGTATAACCCACCGCGCAGCCAGCACCCACGGGGACCACCACGACCACTGTCACATCCGATGACAGCGTTCTGGAGCAGGTGAAAACGCTACTGGTCAATATCGGTCATGACGTTGAATCCGAATGGGATGAAATTGTTGCCCTGTCAAAGAAACTGGTCGCTAAATCCAAATAAGGAAAACCCATGTCACTGAATATCTCCCTGACATCTGCTGAAATCGTTGCACTGGTTAATAAGCACAACGACCTGAAATCAGCGGTACTGGCAAAGTACCTGAGCGAAAACGCGCCATCTCTGGAAATCACCGACTTGCCGGAAGCTGTTGACGAAGATGCTGACAGCAAAGCGCCTGAACCAGCAGAAGCCCGGTTGTAACGACTACTGCCTGAACAGACGCTCGTATCACAAGAGGTCGCCAGTTGGCGGCCTTTTTTTATGCAGTAAATCCAGCGCTCCGAAAGCGCAACATCCCACCGAAGAACCTGTTTAGGAATGAAGCCTGAGGAAGCCGCCGGTATGACTGGCGAGTCTCTTCGGGCCGGTTTCCTGTTCGGCAGGCTTCATCTCTAAAAAGGTATACGTAATGACATATCCAACAGTGATCGTAAACGGCGTATCAGTTCGTGTGGACAGTGAAGGGCGCTATTGCCTCAACGACTTGCACGCTGCTGCTGTGCTCAATGGCGAGGCAACGGAATCACAAAAGCCAGGCAAGTTTATCCGTAGCTCTTCAGTAAAGCGGTTTGTATACGCACTTGATGCCAGAGGACATAAAAGTCCTTTGGAGCAAAATCAATCACTTAAAGTGATTCGAGGTGGTAACTCACAGAGCGTCTGGCAAGGAAGGAGTGATTGTCATTAACGCATACAGAGTGCCGAAAATTGCTGATGGATTTATCCACCTACATTTCATGAATCAGGGCGTTGACTGTAGGGCTGGATACAGCCTCTCCGGTATTAATGAGTATTCAATCAGCACAGTGATGAAAGAGATTTAAAATGGCAAAGCTCACCGACAAACAAGAGCTGTTTGCCCGTGAGTACCTGAAAGATTTAAACGCCACACAGGCAGCTATCAGGGCGGGCTACAGCGCTAAATCCGCCCAAGAGCAGGCAAGTCGCCTGTTATCAAATGTCATGGTTCAATCTCGCATCTCTGAGTTGAAGGATGAGAGGAATGAAGAGGTTGGCATAGACGCCGCATACGTGCTCAAACGCTTGGTTGAAATAGACCAGATGGACGTGCTGGACATCCTCCTACCTAACGGCGAACTGAAGCCAATTAAAGACTGGCCAAAAACATGGCGGACAACCCTCTCCGGAATGGATGTAACCGAGATGTCAGGCGATGACCCCGGCTTTCTCAAAAAGATTAAATGGCCTGACAAGGTTAAGAACCTCGAACTGCTTGGCAAGCATGTGACGGTGCAGGCGTTTAAAGACAACGTTAAAACTGAGCACAGCGGCACCATTGGTATCAACCTGACCAAATCCCTCAGTGAGCTATTCGAAGATGACGGCAATTAACCCGATATTTAAGCCATTCGTTAAGCCTGCGCGTTACAAAGTCGCAAAGGTGGTCGCGGGTCAGGGAAGAGCTGGACGATTGCCCGGTTACTGGTTGAGATAGCCAGGCGGGGCGCTTATCGCTTTCTCTGTGCCCGCGAGCTACAAAACAGTATCAGTGACTCAGTTATACGCCTGCTGGACGACACCATTAATCGCGAAGGGTATCAGGCAGAGTTTGAGGTGCAACGCGCCAGCATTCGGCACCTGATTACCGGTAGCGAGTTCATGTTCTACGGCATCAAGAACAACCCTACCAAGATTAAATCGCTGGAAGGCATCGACATCTGCTGGATGGAAGAGGCTGAGGCGGTAACCAAAGAATCCTGGGATATCCTGATACCTACAATTCGTAAGCCCGGATCTGAAATTTGGGTCAGTTACAACCCGAAGAATATTCTCGACGACACGCACCAGCGCTTCGTAATCGCGCCCCCTGATGATATCTGCCTGCTGACGGTCAACTACAGCGAGAACCCATGGTTCCCGGACGTTCTTCGCCTGGAGATGGAAGAGTGCAAGCGTAAGGATTATGACCTTTATCTGCACATATGGGAGGGCGAGCCAGTCGCTGATAGTGACATGGCAATCATCAAACCATCATGGATTGCTGCGGCAATTGATGCTCACCTGAAAATCGGCTTTAAGCCAACTGGTCGTAAGCGCGTAGGCTTCGACGTTGCCGATGAAGGTGAGGACAGTAATGCCACCACGCTGGCACACGGCTCTGTCGTGCTTGACTGCAATCAGTGGAATAAGGGTGATGTCATCACTTCCGCTGACCGCGTTAAAAACTACGCAGAAGAGGTTAGGGCTGGTGAGATTGTCTACGACTCTATCGGTGTAGGCGCGGGTGTTAAAGCTCACCTGAAGCGTGTGTGTCGCATTCCTGCCACCGGATTCAATGCCGGCGAGTCAGTGTTTAAGCCTGATGCGAAATACGCAGACGGCAAGACCAACAAAGACATGTTCTCAAACATCAAGGCTCAAGCCTGGTGGGGTGTGCGTGACCGGTTCTACAACACCTGGCGCGTCATTAAGCACCTTGAGGCGAACCCAAAAGACACCGAGTTTGTAAAACAGTTCACCGACGATCAGCTAATCAGCCTTTCCTCTGACATTAAACAGCTTGAATACCTTAAGGCTGAACTGTCACGCCCATGGGTCGATTACGACAATAACGGGCGAGTTAAGGTTGAGAGCAAAAAGGACATGAAGAAGCGCGGCATACCCTCGCCGAATATGGCCGACTCACTGATTATGGCCTTTGCACCGGTTCACAAACCATTCCATATTCCTGACGAGATACTTCAATGACAAGACGTAAAGCCGCACAGGCACCTCGCCGGGAAGTGGCAAAAATCACTCAAGCGCACATTGATAGCGCTTCTGTAGCGAATGATGAAAAGCTATATGCCGAATTCAGGCGCTACGAGCCGCTGCCCGGGGTGATACCAGAAGGAAAAAAAGAAGTGGCGATGGCGATGGATGCCACGCCTTACGATGTGCTTAACGGTATGTCAATCGGCAATGAGTATTCAGGGTTTCGGGGCTACCCCATCCTAGCTGCAATGTCCCAGCAGGTTGAGTATGCAAACATGCACACCATCATGGCTGATGAGATGACGCGTAACTGGATTGAGGTGAAAAGCACTAAAGAGGGCGACCCGGACATTGAGCTAATGGACTTGGCCCTCACCAAATATGATGTAAAACGGCTCATTCACCAGGCTGTCAGGCAAGATTCTGAGTATGGCGTTGCGCACATTTTTATCGACGTGGGTGCTGATGAGATTGAAAACGAAAAGCCTCTGTTTCTGGACCCGCGAAAAATAGCTCAAGGGTCGCTAAAAGGCTTCCGTTGCGTTGACCCCAATTGGGTTTATCCGGCCATGTATAACACTAACAAGCCACTCAGGGCCGACTTCTATAAGCCCCAGGCATGGTTTGTAATGGGTGATACGGTGCATGAGTCCCGATTCATAGACATTGTAAGCCGCCCTGTTCCCGACATTCTTAAACCGTCATACAACTTTGGCGGACTGTCGTTGACCCAGTTAATGGAAGATTATGTTATTGACTGGCGTGACGCCAAAAAGAACATAATCAAAGTGATAAAATCACTTCGTATGCGTGCGCTAAAAACAGACATGGACGCTCGATTGCAAGAGCCTGGCGCTTTTGACAAGCGCATAAAGCTGTTTACTCAGTATCAGGATAATCAGGGCATATGGGCGCTGGATGTTGGGGAAGATTTACTACACATGCAGACATCCCTGAGCGAACTTTCAAATCTGCTTTCCAATTATCAGGAACAGCTTTGTATCCCATCAAGAACCACGAATCTTAAAATGTTTGGCAATGCCCCTGCCGGGCTTAATGCCAGTGGTGATGCTGAGATTGAGACATGGCATGAAACAATATCAGGTTCTCAGGAGCTTGATTACCGCCGGGCAATTGAAATTATCTTCAAAATTATCCAGCTCTCAGAGTTTGGTGAGATAAAACCGGACATCTACTTTGAGTTCAGGCCGCTTGATGAAGTGAGCGATGACGAGAGAGCGAGTACGAATAAAACCCGTGTTGAGACTGTAGCTATTGCTGCTGACAGCATGTTAATCAGCTCTGAAGAGGCTCGCGATGCACTGAAAAGCATTGATGGTGCTGGATTTGAAAATCTGAGTGGCGATTATGAGCAGGAAGAGATTAAAGAGTCTGAGGGCGGTGAATTATAACGCCGGGAACATTATCTGGTATCGGAGTGAGCTGCTGGCGATAATCCGGGAAATGAACGATGATGTAAAAAAACACATCATTCCCATCTTTGAGGATAATCCGCTGGCTATGGATGCCAACCCTGTTCAGTTATTGCGTGGCGCGTTGCGTTCCCTGTCAAGGAAATGGATTGATCGCTTCATAACGAAAGCCACGCCTACAGCTGAAATCATCACCAATAAAACAGGTGAAGCCGTTGATCGTTCGCTACTAGCCTCCGCCCGCAAAGACGCCATGACCATCAACATGCAGTGGACTGACGCCATGCTTGAAAAACGTGAGGCTATCATTGCTGAGAATGTGTCGTTAATACGCTCAATTCCCGAGAAATATTTCACTGACGTGGAGTCGATGGTGTTTCGTGCAGTGGCGAAGGGTGGTGATCGCAAGTTATTGGCAGATGAGATAGAAGTCAGCTTTGGTAAGCGACATGGTGTCACCAGGCGTCGTGCTGAGTTTATTGCGCGTGACCAGGTGAGGAAAGCTACAAGCGCCTTGTCCAACGCAAGACAGCAGGCCGCAGGCATCAAGCGCGGCATATGGATTCACAGCGGTGGTGGCAATGAACCCAGGGTAAAGCATGTTCACGCCAATGGGCAGGAGTTCGATCTAAAAAAAGGGTTACCAATTGGCGATAAAGGGCAGTACGTATTACCGGGTGATGAGCCTGGTTGCGGGTGTACCTGGAAGCCTGTTTTGCCTTTCTAAATAAATAGATAAAAACAAGGTCACTTTGGTGGCCTTTTTTATTGCCAGAAAAACAGGAATGCACATGAAAGATGTGAAGTTTGCCTTCGATAAGGCGAGCGTTCGCCGCTATGACGTTGACGGGATGCTTCATGTTGAGTTGACCCCAATCAGCAAAGCAAATGTTTGTGTCTATCACGGAAAAGAAATCCCCAACTGGGAAGATTTAGGACTCGAGCCTGATAAGGCATACCGGTTATTGCGTGATCCAGGTGAGCTGGAGAGCGCAGTAGACACATTTAATAACAAGCCGCTTCTGAACACTCACATTGCCGTCTCCATTATCAATCCACCAAAGGACTCCATCATTGGTGCGACTGGCAGCAATGCCATATTCGAAGGTGGCTACCTGAAAAACTCGCTGGTTATCTGGGACGCTAATTCGATCATCGGCGTGGAAAACAAGCAACAGCGTGAAATCTCATCTTCTTATCGCTATCGGCTGGATATGACGCCGGGAGTGTTTGAGGGCGAAGCATACGATGGCGTCATGCGTGACATCGTTTGTAACCATGTGGCAATTGTGCCAAGTGGCCGGGCTGGCCCGGATGTATTTGTTTATGACTCACTACCAACAGGACTCAAACTGATGTCAAAAATTCAGAAGCTTATGGCGCTCTTCAAGCCTCATCTGGCTAACGATGCCAACCCTGAAGAGATGGAAAAGAAAGTCGAAGAAATTATCAAAGATGATGATCAAAAAGACGTGAAAGTAGCAAAGGATTCTGAGGATGAAAAAGACAAAGTCGCCAAAGATGAAGATGACGACGAAAAAGATAAAAAGCCTAAAACGGCTGATGATGAAGATGATAAGCCTGAAAACAAAAAAGACGACAAGCTGGCGATGGATGAAGCTATCCGCCGTGAAGTTCAGCGCGTAGAGGCGCGTCATATTGCTTTGCGTCAGGCCGAGCGTGACGTCCGCCCTGTGGTGGGGGATTTGGCTTGTGACAGCGCTGACGATGTTTATCGCACTGCATTGAAACAGATGGGCTGCACTGAACATGCAACGTTGCCAGCAGCGGCGTTACAGTCAGTGTTCAAGGCTTACTCTCGCCCTGCAATGGCAAATGACTCAAACCCTATCACTCACACCTCACGTACCGCCGTAAAAGCATTCTTCGAGGGTAAATAATATGTCTTTTCAAAAGAACGTAAAACTCTATTCCGGCGTTGGTCAGGCTGGTGCTCCTGCCTCAAACTCGCCAATTATCGCCGCTGCTGGAGGTCCTGGGGCATTTCAGGCGGGTGCTAATGGACTGATTATGACTCGCTTTGCATGGCGCAATTCAACCAATCCCAAATTACTCGACAACACCGGAACGGGTTCGCCAGTTGGATTTATCTATAACAATGCAAACGCCACAATCGGATATTTGCAGGCAAACAGCATGACCATCCCTGCATACCGGGAGGCATCCCCGGTAGTAGGTGGTGATTTCTGGGCGCTGGCAACAACTGTGGCAACAGTCGGGCAAAAAGTGTTCGCAGTGTTAGCGACTGGTTTGCTGGCAACTGGCGCGGCTGGCGCAACGATTGATGGCGCTGTCGAAACTGACTGGTATGTGGCAAGCCCTGCCGCTATCGGCGACTTATTGATTATTTCTACATGGAGCAAAGCATAATGCCACAACTGACCCAGGCTGATTTTTCAGCTTTCAAGGCGGAAGCTGAATCGCGCGGCATTTACCTGCCCCCGTCTGTAACTAAATTTGCAATGGATGCTGATATTCAGCCCACTATGCCAGCTAACGGCGGCATTCCTGCGGTTGTCTCAACATTTATTGATCCTGAAATTGTACGGACCATTTTCGCAAAGCAGAAGGCTACAGACATTCTCGGCGAGAAGAAAAAAGGCTCATGGGCGCAGGACACCCTGATGATCCAGCGCATTGAGCAATCCGGCGATGTGGTCGCGTATGACGACTACAGCGACCAGGGTGCTAACCAGGTGACATCTCACTGGGAAAATCGTCAGGTATATCGCTACCAGACTATGGTGACGTACGGAGAGCTTGAGCAAGAGCGTTACGGTCTTGCGATGCTGCCTTATGTTGCCGAAAAGCAACGTGCAGCCGCATGGACCCTTAATCAGGCCCAGAATCAGTTTTACTTCTACGGCGTATCGGGGTTGATGAACTTCGGCATTCTCAATGACCCGGATCTCCCGGCCCCAATCACCCCCGCAACTGTAAGCGGTGCGACCCTGTGGTCTGCCAAGCAGGTAGTGGATATTTATAACGATATTCTGTCTCTTTATGCTGACCTGGTTGAAAGAAATAATGGCGCAGTAGGCGATGGTATTGATATGGCCTCACCTCTGGTGCTTGCAATGAGCCCCAAAGCATCCGTATGGTTCAAACGCGCTAACGAGGTGTTCGGTAATACCGTCGAGAAGATGGTTAAAGACACCTTCCCTAATCTTCGCGTTGAGGTAGCGCCTCAGTACGACACTGATGCTGGCGAGCTGGTACAAATGTTTGTTGAGACCGCCCAGGGCCAGGATGCCGGATATTGCGCATTCAGTGAAAAGCTCCGTGCGCATCCCGTTATCACAATGACTTCAAGTTGGAAGCAAAAGCACTCCGGCACTACTTACGGCGCGGTTATCACCATGCCAACCCTGTTTGCTCAAATGCTGGGAGTGTAGAAATGGCTAAGAACTCAACGTATGTGATTGGCTGTAAGCTGCCTAACGGACTTTCATTCCGTCACGATGATAAAGTCATTACCCTGGCGGGCGCAAATTCCTCTGCGCTGGTTAACGGTTTCGGCATGACAAAAGATGTCCCTGCTGATGCGTGGGAGGCATTCGAGAAAAACCATGCAGACTCGAAGTTTATCAAAAATGGCATTGTGTTCGCCGTGTCAGACGAAAAATCCCTGGCCGATGCCAGTCTTGAGCGGGAGAACGTAAAAACCGGTCTTGAACAGGCGTCAAAAGAGTCGGCGAACGTCAAGGAAGACAAAGGGGGATAAATGGCCGTTGTGAATCTGAATACCACCATTTTCCGCGCCATGTACCCTGAATTTTCTAACGTCACCGACGCTCTCCTTCCATTCCTGTTCGACCAGTCCACGGACTATCTGGACAACACCGACTTTTCACTTGTTGACGACGCCGTGAAGCGGGAGCGACTGCTCTACCTGCTAATGGCGCATCTTGCTTATGTGAAATATGGGGACGCTCAGAAAAACGGTGGTTCAGGAATGGTCGGGCGCATTTCATCGGCGTCAGAGGGGAGTGTGTCCGTTTCGGCGGACATTGGCTCGACGGAATTCAGGTATTCCTGGTATACCCAAAGCCCTTACGGAATGAGTTTCTGGCAGGCGACGAAAGTTTACCGCATGGCTAACTACTATCCGGGGAGCTGAATATGGCAGGGAAGATAGCCGATTTCCTTAACGGGGTGGCGAAGGGGCTGGACTCGAAGCAGGTTAAGGTCGGCTTTATAGACAAGGCAACTTACCCTGATGGAACCAGTGTGGCGATGGTGGCTGCAATTAACGAATACGGCAACCCCGGCAACAATCAACTTCCACGCCCATTCTTTCGCAATGCTATCAGTGAGCACTCAACAGAGTGGGCTGATGCGGTGGGGCGAGGTATACGTGCAGGCTTGCCAGTTAATAACGTTCTTGAAGTAGTCGGCGCTCAAATTCAGGGAGACGTTAAGCAGTCAATTGCATCACTGATGGAGCCAAAATTGTCTGCGACAACGTTACATATTCGCCGCTCCAGAAAAGTCATGCCGAATAAATCAGATAAACCTCTGGTTGATACGCGAGTCATGATCGGAGATGTCAATTACGAGGTAGGTGAAATTGAATCTTCACAAAATAGCTAAATCTGCCATTGGTCGCGTAAACCCCTCTGTGGATGCAGAGGTGCTTGTGTCAGATGGCTTTGAATTGGGCGAGGGGCGAAAGAAGGTTCCTAAGTACCTTCCACCCCAGACTATATCAATTCAGCTTCAGCCGCTATCCCGTGGCGACCTTCAGCATGTAGATGGAATGAACCTGCAAGGCCTGTGCAAATCGATTCATGTTGATGGCAACTTTTACGGTACGAATCGCGAGAAGGTGCTGGGTGGAGACCTGTTCATCATCGGCACTGAAACCTGGCTGGTCATTGAGCCGCTGGAGCTGTGGCCGGACTGGTGTCGTCTGCTGGTGCAGTTGCAGGTGACAACATGAACGATATGACCATCGATGACGTGATTGACGTGCTGGCCGATTTCGCAGAACCACACATTGGAAAGTGTGAACAGGCACAGGCCAACAGAGTGCCAATGGATAAAGGTGAGTTCAACATCCTGACGCCGTTACGGTTCAGGAGGCTGTCAACCAGTCGGGAGAAAAATAAAGACACCGGGGTGCAGTCCACAAGTTCCATTGGGTTCACTGAGGTTCGTCAGGCAGAAATACAGGTTGATATTTATGGTGATGGTGCTGGTGACAGAGCTATTGCACTGGAAACATTATTCCGAACCGGATATGCCTATGATGCAATTAAGGCCATCGACGCTCGCGTGGCACCGCTGTACAGCACGGAGGCCATACAGGCACCCATGATCAACGCCGAAAATCAGTGGCAGGAGCGCTATATGCTCACACTGTATTTGCAGGTTCATATCACGATAGACGTCCAGCAGGACTTCTTCGACAAGGCTCAAATCACTATTAACCAGGCTGATAAGGCGACTTTATGAGCAAAATTCCATTATCGCGTGATTTTAAAATCACGCCTTCCACCGTAAGCGCTGCTGGAACAGCACTGGATGTTTACGGGCTTCTTTTGTCAGATAACGAACTGCTTCCTGTTGGCAAAGTCGCGGAGTACACCAGCGCTTCTGATGTTGGCCTGGCTTTTGGCACAACCAGCAAAGAGTACCTTGCAGCCTCGCTTTATATGTCAGGGTACGATAATTCCACCGTTCGCCCCGGGGCTGTATTATTTGGGAGATTGGCTCTTGAGGCGGTCTCCGGCTGGCTCATGTCAGGAAGCTTTAAAGGCGTTAAAATTGCTGCTCTAAAAGGCATTACGGGGACCATTACATTAACTGTTGATGGTGCTGCTGTAACCAGCACATCAATAAACCTTGCCTCTGTTACCAGCTTCACCGATGCGGCAACCGCTATTGCCGCCGCTTTTGGAAGCGGCGTTACAGTTGACTGGTTACCTGTTCAGAGTCGGTTCATTATTCGTTCTGCGACTACTGGTGCTGACAGCGAAGTTTCTCTGGCGCAGGAAGGAACTGCTGCCACTGCCCTGAAATTAACATCGGCCACTGCTGCTACGATTTCACCGGGTGCGGCGGCAACCAGCATTACCGATACAATGGAATCCATTATTAATCAGAATCAGGATTGGGTTCTGACATCTTCCCTGGTTGAACTGGACGACGATCAGAAAGAAGAACTGTGTGCCTGGGTAAGCGCATCCAGCAACCGATATGGGTACGCATATCACGACCCCTCAGATGCTGGCACGGTGGCTAATAACGATGCGACATTCCAGCAGAGCGTTGTGGTGACCAATGGTTATGAGAACGTGTTTGCGGTATATGGCACTTACCTGTATGCAGTGCTGGCGCTGGCATATTCAGCATCACTGAACTTCAGTCGCACCAATGGACGTGTGTCATATAAATTCCGTGCATTTTCCGGCCTTGCACCTAATGTTACTGACAACTCAACTGCCGCAGCGCTTGAGTCTAACGGATATAACTTTTACGGCTATTACGGCCAGAATAAGACGCTGGCTCAGTACGTTTCTGATGGCTCAATCAGTGGAAAATACCTGTGGCTGGACAGCTTTATCAGTCAGGTGTGGATTAACGCTAATCTCGTTTCTGCATTCGCCAGTCTCTTTACACAAAACGCATCTTATGCGTTCAACCCAACTGGTTACGCCTCTGTTTCTGCTGCCGTTATTGATGTGGCGGCCAGTGCTAAAACTTTCGGTGCCATTCGTACAGGCGTCACACTGGATCAGTCGCAAATCAACATTGTTAATGATGCGGTGGGTTCAGACATATCAAACACTCTTTATACAGAAGGCTGGTATCTGTACATCCCCACGCAGACAGGGACAGCAAGAATTGAGCGAAGCCTCAAAGGGGTTATCTTCTATTACGTCGATGGACAGTTAATCCAGAGCATCGATATGACTTCAACAAACATTCTGTAAGGATTAAGCGATGCCAATCGACATTACCAGCGCTAATTCAAAATTAAATATCGTTGTCCCATCCTTCTATCCGGGCGGATTTGATGTTGATGATTACGCCGCAGAAGACATGTTTGAGGCTGGAGCATTGCAGAATGCCGAAGACATGATGTCCGCTGACGGGAAATACCACGCTGGCTTTATTTTCAACCCGCAGGATTTCACCGTCAATCTTATGCCGACCTCAAACGCCGGATCACTGATTGATAAGTGGTATGCAGCAGAACGGACGGCAGTCGGCAAGTTTGCCTGCAATGCGACGCTGATCATTCCTGCATTAAGTGTGAAGTACAATTTTGTTAATGGCGTTCTCTATACGTGGACGCAAATACCACCAGGCAAGAGGATATTGCAATCGCGTCCTGCCGTCTTCCATTTTGAATCAGTCACATCGAGTCCGGCATAATGAGCAGAAAAACCATTGAATTTATCGCTGAGGATGGGCGCGATAACGGCAAGAAATTCCAGATAACTGAAATGTCAGCATGGGATGCCGAGGAACTGTCAGAGGAAATCTATCGTGCAATGGGGCAGGGAGAATTTAATTCACTGCCATCTGATATTGTGTCGATGGGCGTGGCTGGCCTGGCTACCGTGGGACTTTCGGTGCTTTCTGCTGCCCCTGCTGCCACATCACGCTATATCTCTGAAAAGCTGCTATCAACCGTGGAAATTACCATCAACCACCAGGGTAAACAGGTCACGCGAGCAATAGAGAAAATTGATTTTGAGGAAATCACCACAATCCGCCAACTGAAGGATAAGGTTTTCGAGCTGAACTTCGGTTTTTTATCACTCGCCGCCGGGTAAAGTTTCCGCACCTCAACACGCCAGAAATCCCCAGAAAGTTAACCGAGTCAGTTAATGTGCCAAAGAACATTTATGCGGTCATATGTTCCGGCCAGGCCACGTATTCTCAGTTGCAAAGCGAACTCTCTGTGAGGGATATGTATAACCTGCTGGAAGTAATAGCGGTTAAGGCGCACAACGAAACAGCCTGGCGGCTGCACCTGAGTAAGAACCGATGATCATTGAAGAGCTTGCCTACAAAGTCACCGTCCGTGCCGACGAGTTTATGTCAGGCAAAAAGAAGGTCGAAGAGGGCGCAAAAGACCTGGGTAAGAATGTCACTGATTCGATGGATGTCACTGCTGACAGCACTAAGAAAGCAGGGACTGCCGTTGATAAAGTAGGCAAACAACTCAAGCGGACATCCGAGGATACAAAGCGCCCCTTCGGCCTGTTAAGCAGTGGTTTCTTTGGTATGGCTAAAGGCGCGAAGGCATTTGGAAAGCATGGCAAAGAGGCATTTAGCGGTGTGCAGGCTGGCGCGGCTAAGTTTTTAGGCCTGGCACTGTCTATTGAGGGAACGCGCCGACTTTTTACCTCCGCAACAAACAGTCTCGTTGATTTGGGTAATGCCTCCAGCAATCTTGGACTTGATCCCAAGGTTGTTGATGGCTACAAAAATGCAGCTGAATCTGTAGGCAGTTCATCTGAGGCTATTACGTCTGCATTAACGAAAATGAAGAATGCCAAAAACTGGTCAACATCCGGTATTGGTGCGCCTGATGAGAGCACTGTAGCCACCCTGCAACTTGGCACCCAGACAGGGGTTGACATTCTCGGCGCTAAAGACGCAGATGAAATGTTTCGTCGTACAGAGGAAGCTTTGCGCAAATTGCCAAAGGAGCAGGCGCAAATTTGGATGCAACGTGTAGGCATTGATGCTTCTCTACTACCCTCAATTCTGGATGGCAGCCTTGATAAAAATCAGGCTCAGTTTCAAAAGAAATCCAGCTCCAGCGACGAAGCCATTAAGCAGGCGCGGGAAGTTAAAACAATCATGCAAGATCTTGATGTAGCTATAAGTGGCGTCGGAAGTAGTCTGGTTTTGGCGTTTGGGCCAGATATAACGAAAGGAATGAAAGATTTCAGCAGCTGGATCGACCAAAACAAATCTAACATCATTGGCTTCTTTAAAGATGGTTCAGAATGGGCTAAAAAATTTTCTGAAGCTGTTGGAGGGAAGGGTAATGCATTAAACCTCCTTTTGGCTTTAAAGAACCCGACCCTTGCAGCGGGCGTCTTTGCAGCCAGGCAGGCCAGTGAGTTGAGCGATACCGTTACTCAGCATGATGGAACATCTTCATTCTGGGAATCCCTGATGGGAAGAATCAAGGCTGGCGGCTGGTACAACTACGAGCAACAACTGAAAGACAAACGCGGAGAAGATAATGGGCCTGTACAACATGGTCAATCGTTGAATGTTGGTAGTTTTTCAATGGACCGATTGCTTGATGCTGTTGCTAAGGCTGAGAGCGCTGGCCGTGGAGATATTAATGCTGTATCTCCGAGAGGTGCTACAGGTCGCTACCAGTTCATGCCTGATACTGCGCGTGAAATGGGCCTGCGTGTTGATTCTGAGGTCGATGAACGGCGCGACCCAGTTAAGTCCCGCGAGGCGGCGAGGAAATACCTCAACATGCTCATTAATCGATATCATGGGAATGTTGACCTGGCTCTCAAAGCTTATAATGTTGGGTTTGGTTCGTTAGATAAATGGATAAACTCAGGGGCACGTCCGCAGGATTTAAATAAAGAAACAAAGGAATACGTTGGGCGAGTATCCGAGAACTACGGTGCAGACCTGTCCAGAATTTCGGCTCTTGGGCAAATGCCAGCCGGAGCGCAAACCACTGACAACAGCCAGACCAGCACTACCCACATCGGCACCGTGCAGGTAAACACCAATCCTCAAAGCGTCGATGCCATAACGAAGTCTATTGCAGAGCAGCAGCGCCGTAGTAGCATGGGCGGGTCTTTTGTTTCTGGGAATGGGTGAATTGTATTA